ATGACTCTTGTGCACCAGCACCACCAGGCCCGCCGTAGCCTGTCCGCTCCCATCGTTCACGCACTCTAATGTTGACTTCAATGTTGCGCTCGATGGCGGATAGTTTATCCTGTACATAACCCGCAGCATTCCCCGCCCGCTCTAACGCCGCCTTCGATCTATCCATGCTATTTGTCAATTCATCAGCAGAAGGCACGGTTTGCTCGGCAGTTACTCCAACTTCAGCTATTTGCAGGGCAGCGGCAAGAGAGTTTTCTGCCACGGCCTGCGCTTGATTCGCCTGCTCTTGTAGCTCCGCAGCAGCAGCGGAGTGTCCTAGCGCCGCTTCTGCTGCTGCCTCTGCGCCTAACTCTTCAGCAAGTGCGGCTTGTGTTGCGTGCCGCTCCATTAACGCCGATGCACTAGCCATATCGTGGACAGAGAGAGTGCCCGCATTGAAGGCGTCAACCATTCCATACATCGCAAGCTGGGCTTGTACCTCTGCATTTGTAGCAACGCCCATAGCTTGGGCCATTGATCCTAACTGTTCGATGCTAGCACCCTGCGCCCTCTCCGTTTCCAGCATCATACGGTAGAAATCTTCCTGACTGGGTATGCCATCCATAAAAGCACTACCCAGCTCTTTGATTTTAGATGCATGGGCAGCAGCGGCAGCAGCGGCGGCCTCATTGCGTTCTCTCACTAAATCGTATGAATTAGCTGCCCGCTCGGCTGGCTCAATTCCCTCATCTTGTCGCCTGGCTAATTCGTCAATTCTTTCAGCATGCACGCGGGCCGCAATTGCACCACCTTCATTGAACTTTACTCCACTTTCAATGCCCGTCAACCATCCATCTTGCGCTTGGCTCGCGTTGTATAAGCTGTCACTCAGCATATAATTGGCATCAGCAACTTGACCGTGGATCGTGACGAGTTGCCCTTGTGAGTCTACAATACGCCCCGCTGCTGTTGCGGCTCGCATCAACTCGGCGCTATACTCTTCATACGATTGCGACGTTTCTAATACCGTTGCGGAGTGCGCAGAGAATGCCGCATCTACTTGTTGAGCGCCGAACAAAACAGCGTTGAGGCCAACTGCGAACCGCTCGCCCCACACTGACGCCGCAACCTTCGCCTCATCCGTTGCGTTTTTGATATTCGCCCGTAGCACCTCAAACGCTGTTGCAGAATCAGCAGCCGACCCGCCCGCCGCCTCAATCTGCGCTTGCCCCTCTGCCAGCACCGAGTTGAGGAGCGCCTGCTTTTTCTCCATTGCGGTCAGCGCACCAGCGGACTTGCCAATAGAAGCGGCATACTCTTCATATACAGCTTTGCTGTCCACGATGATACCAAGGTTATCCAGGATCATCGCGCTGCCACGGCCAACGCCTGTTACAATGTCGTTGAAGGCAGTGGTAGTGTCGAGACCCATTGCCTTTGCACGGTGCGCCGCCACCTCCATTAGGGAAGCAAGCTGGTCAGCGTCAGCACCAAGGCCGAGCATCATAGCGCGATTGGCGGAGGCGATAATGTCAGAATTGGCTACAGCCCCTTGCCCCGCTGCCGAGATTTTGGCAATGATCTCATCCATATTGCCGCCAAGACTAGCGGCAAGACGGTCGCCAGCTTGCGCCATTCGTTCGAGTTGTGCGCCCGCTTCGGCAAACTCAAATGCCTCTTTTGCGGCCATACCGAAGCCAGCGAGGACACCGATCGCAGGCAATACAGAAGCCTGGAAGGAACTAAGTTTATCACTCAGACCGGTGACGCTATCGCCAGCATCGCCAAGACCGCTTTGCATCTTGCCGCTTAGGCTTTTTGTAGCGCCCTCGGCCTGCTTTAGGCCACGATTCAATTTTGAGGTATCAGCGGAAATCTCCGCTACGAGCGATGCAACCTTAGTCGCCATTATCGCCTTTTCCTCTTAGAATCACGGCGCACGTTGTCACTGTGCGCCTTGTCTGCTAATTGTGCAACTTCTATGATTTGTCGTGCCTCGGCAAATGTCAACCCGTCCACGTACTCCAAGGGATAGCCCCGGCAAATGAGCCAGTCCCGCCAGTATGCCCAGCCTACACCGCGCCCGAAGCGAATAGCCAGGTATACCGGCATCGCTATTTTGGGACTTCTTCGTTTGTAGCCGTTACCAATCCAACCAGATGTGTGTAAGTCGCCAATAACAGAGGTGTGAATACGTCCATCACATCACCCGCCGATAGCGAGTTATACCAGTCATCGTCAAGCGGATCCGCGTCATATTCCCACGATTCAACTGAACCTTGAATCATCTTGACTGCCGTTTCCCAAGGGATTTTGGCAATGATGTTATCGCCTTGTTTTACCGCTTGCAAGACGGGTATTAGCTCCCATATGAACGATGCGGGCAGGCTGGCCTTGAATCTGACTTCTTTGCCGTTAATCTCCATTATGAATACGTGGTATCGGACGGCGTGCCAGAGAACTTGAACGATATATCTGCCACCACCAGGTCAGCATATTCAAGCGTCTTCTCACGGCTCTCGATGATCGCGTTGACCGTGTGCTTTGGCTTGCCCGCTGCCGTGCCCTCTTCGCCCCATTCAAGGGTCGCCTCGGTGCCAGGAGCCACCGCCCCCCACGTCGCGGTATCCTCTGATTGGATAACGATAGACATCGTGCCCGATCCATCCGTCAGCGTGGTCAGGTACGAGCGGTACGTATCCGCGCCCGCGCTCTGGTCAACCAGCGCCATCTCCTCTGCCGTTGAAAAGGAGCGATAGTCAGTACTGATCGTCGTTGTGCCAAACTTGATATATGCTGCCGTTCCTGTGATTCCTGCCATTTTCTACTACCTCCTCATTATGCGTCTACCAGGATACGATAGTAAGCACCGGCGTGGTAGACTACTTTGCCGCTGCTCAACACCTCTGCAATCCTCACCTGTGTCTCTCTGAGTGTCTGAATGTTCGTGTATCCGCTTACCGTGAGCGTGCCTTGATGCAAGACTGCTTTTACCAGGTCGTCAACTTGCCCTGCCACTTTCACGTCATCGTCTACCGCCTTAACTAGATACAAATGCCCTTGCAGGTCACTGGGATTGATGTTCATGTGTCCCCCACCCGTATGCTGAAAGACGACATACGGGAAGGCTTGTGTTTGCGGCGCAATCTGATTGTAGATGAAGCTGCCACCTAATTTAGTTGTTAGTGCGCTGTCGCCGCTTAGTGCGCTGTATAGTCCTGTCTCGATTGCGTTCATGCATCATCACTCACGCCGATGCTGTTTTTCAATGCTCCGGTGTCAACGGGTGCCATCTGTTTTGCTATTCTCTCAACATCGTGTGCTGTCTTGAGTACCACTGCCTCAACTTGATCGTTCTTTAGCTGATTCATAAAAGCCTTTTCGAATCCCCCCCGCACCGCCTCAACTGCGGGAACCATAAACAGCTGTGCGCTCATTCTGGAGGTGCCCATCTCCTGATAGATTCCATATTCCACGCCATCCTTGACGAACTTGGTAAACTTGCCGCCAGTATTGGCGATATAATCCCGCAGCACCTTTACGTCAAGCGTGACTTTGACGCTCAATCCAACCTCCGCAAATATACCCGCTTCGCCGTTTTCCAGGCATGCGTATCGGCCATTGACACAACCTCGTATGTCTCGCTAGAGTGTACCACGCGCATTGTCTCATCTATCGTCTGATCCTGCGCTATCGTCAACACCCATCTCGTTTCCGCTTGCACCTGGTCAGCTTGTGCCCGCTCCCCCTGGCTGCTACGCTCGGGCATTAGACGGCAATTGACGCTTGTGTGCGTGTTTGCCCAAGTTTCGGTCTGGCCGCCCATCCCGTCGCTGGCATAGCTCACCGTCTGTATAGTACAAGTGTCAGGGAGATACGAGTTTTGATCCGCTCTAAGTTGTGTTAGTTCAAGCGTGCTCAGTGTCATCGTCCCAACACCACCGCCGTTACACCATTATCGTCGTAATAATACACATCCTCGAACAAATCAAGGAACGTGTTCTGCCTGAATGACCAAATGTGCCCGCTACCATCCCCAATCTTAGCAGGCCGATTGTAGGCCCGCACACTGAAAGCATCAGGATTAGGACTTTCGTTTATCGATGTGGTAGCGAGTATCACCCTCCCCATCTTTGCCGCCGTCTTGACAAACCCTAGCGGATCAATGAGGTGCTCCACAACATCAGTGGCAACTACCAGATCGAACTTGCCCAACCGCGCCTCTTCCATCACGTTAGCATCTACTACCCTAAACTTGGCATTGTCCAACTCTAGCGCCTTGCACCTGTCAATGCACACCGGCACGATGTCAATGCCAACCAACTTGTCAACCCTTGGCGCTATCCATTGCGAGATATAGCCGTCAGCACATCCGACCTCCAAGACCTTTGGTGTGAATGGTAGCACGCAACTAAGCACTTGCTTGATGCGCTGTTCTGTCTGCTTGCGGTGCGCTGGCTCGTACATCACAGCCTGATAGTCTGTACTACTAGCCACCGTATTGTAGAACTTGAGCATTTGCGTTCTGGTTGGTATGTTCTCGATTCTATCCACTCATTTCCTCCAGTAGCGGCGTCCAATGATGATCCATAATATCATCCCATCCGAAGCGATATGTTTCTACAGACGCCCGCGCTTTTTGGCTATAATATTTGTGGCCTTCCTTTGACTTCATAAGCACACACATTGAATCAATGGCGTCTACTAAATCGTCAACACCAACCAACCCCCTCCAGCCCCCCTGATCGCACCAAGTCCTTTGCACTGGCTCTAGGCAGATACCCGAAAAGGTAATCTCTGGCATCGCCGTCACGTTCAACGTGATGACTGGCACGCCGCACGCCTGCGCCTCCAGAATTGGGATACCGAATCCTTCTCCCTGTGATGGCGCTAGCAGTATATCAAAGGCATTGTAAAGATCCGCCAGCACCGCGTCACTGTAGGCGTGACACCATAGACGATGCTGACCAGGGAAAAGTACGTCGGCTTGCATCCGCCGCTCCTCGTTCGGATCGTCCAGCGTTGACCAACTCAAGCCCAGCGATTCGATCAACACCGGCAAGTCTAATCCCTTCTTCCACTTTGGCGATAGTGTAGCGTGAATATAGAGCAACCCCTTGCCGCCATCATCGGTCCATTTACACCACGCCTGCAAGACCTCGGGAAGCGATTTGCGACATGGATATGAACTATTCGCCGCTACCATCCCGGCAATGAAGCGGTCTGGGAGGCCAAACTTTGCCCGCGCCTCTGTCTGGCTAGTCGGCTTGTATATTTCCAAATCTACGCCAAACGGGATATGACGCGCATTATGCCAGCCTGCGGCCCGCAATTGCTCGCGCCCATGCATACTGTAGCTCACTGGCATATCGCACCCCTCCAATGCTTCCTTGATTGGAGGCGGTACGCCTTCGGTATCTATCGGCATCCACGGTATCCACCGTATCGGTTTTTGTGCCCAGCCTTCGAGTGCCCACACATCTTGCAATGAGATTACCAGGTCAGCCTCCCAACTCCCCGCGTGATACTCTATGATGTCATTGAAAAACTTGTCACGCGCTGTACCGTAAAGTTGCACGTCAGCACCGTTGACGTTGGTTGTCGTCGTCATTCCCTGCCAGCCATAAAACGCCGCGAGTGCCAGCTTGTGCCCCGCCTTTGCGAATCGTGGGAATAGATAGCGGAGGGGCTTGCCGTATCCGCTATTTGCCCAAGGCGCAGCGCCTGTGAAGAGTATCCTCATTCGTCCATCTCTAAGTTATCCACGTCATCGCTATAGCCGTCTACCTTGATGAGCGCCCTATAACCTGTGCTGCCGGTAATGCTCCCATATTTGAGTCGCCATTCCTTCGCTTGGTCAGCAAAACCCTTCGCAATGTCAGACCGATTCAAGCTCAATCCATCAGCCTT